CTCTTTAGAACTTTTAAGGACATTTTATCTAACATGTTTTTGCCCCCTTTCCTTTTGAATTTCGGTACTGGCATACCGATGTTGACATTATAAAGGAAGAATGGCGAATTTAAAAGTGTTAAAAATGCAAAGGGGGAATACATAACACTTTCTTTTTAATAAAAATATGCACACAAAACCACAAAATAAAAAATCCCTCTTATGAGGGCGAAAGGAGCAATCCAAAATGAAAAAAGAAAATTTAATTGCACGTGCTCAAAAGTTGGAAAAGTCGGAAAAATCTATATGGGGCGACTGCGCGGAAGATGCCGCACCAAGAGTTGAGAGGGCAGCGGCATCTATAATTAAAGCGATTTGCGGAATAGACGAAATGACGCTTTCTTGTGTTAAACGAGCATTAGAAATGGCGGGAGAAATTATTAAGCAAGAAAACGAACAAGAGATTATTTCTTAAACAATATTATAATCGGTTGTAAATCCAATTATGTCGTTGGCGTAAAGATAAAATACGTCTTTTGTAAAAATTGGATTTTCGCAATCTTTAATGTAAAACTCAACATTTTCTAACGCAATTAAATCATCATTTTCTTTTAAATATGGGAAATATTTGAGTGCGTTGTTGGTTTTTCGGCGTGGCTCTTTGGTTATATACTTAAAATTGTCATCGTTTGGGTGACATAAGTTCTCTTTATTAACCAAATGCCCTTTAATCATATAGCCGGCGGTTAAAAATAAAAACTTAGCATTTTCAAGTTCTTTGTTCCCGGATTTACTGATATATTTGGAAAATGCTAATAAATTCGCGCGCTTAATTGAAGTGCTCAAAATACATCATCCTTTCTGTTGGAGGGTTAATTATGAAAATTCTTTTTACAACACTATCAGCAATAATAAAATCGATTTCTTCTTTTTTGATGCTGGTACTGTACTTTTTATTTGCAATATCAATACCCTTGATTAGTGTTGTTATTCTTGTACCTATAGCCATAGTCATTTTGCCTATAGGTGCTGTATTTAACTTGATTGTTTATACAGTAATAAAAGTATCAGATTACAAAAGAAAAAGAAGAAACAAAAGTTAAATACTTACATTATCGAAAGTATATCACGCTATAAAGTTGGTATCAAGGTTTTTAGCAATAAAAAGAGGTGAATTTATGTATGAGCAATTTTTAAAACTTTTAGATGAAAATCAAGTAACCGCTTACAGGGTGGCAAAGTATACGGGAATAGCGGAATCGACATTCACTAATTGGAAAACAGGCAAATGCAAACCAAAACTTGAAAAACTAAAAAAGATTGCTGATTATTTCGGTGTTACTGTTGATTACTTCATAGATGAAAATTAAAAAGCAAAGGGAAATCAATATAAATATTCCTGTAGAAAAAAACTGAAAGGAGCGATTCAAAAATGATGAAACATGAATTTGAAAAATTAGCGGGCAGAACCGTAACGGCAGAGCAATTCGACGCAATCGAAAAATTATATACGGATAGCGAACTTAATAAATATGAATTTGTTAAAAGTATACGCGCAATGCTTAAATCGATTCCGCAACAAGAAAATGAAAATAAAAAAACAATCATCATGATAGGCATAAAGGGCGACAGCGGTTTTTACGCAACATCAAATGGTTGGCGATATCATACGAAACTTGCGGAATTAATCGGTGTGAATATTGCCACAGGGCAAATTCAAGTGAAAATAATCGAAAATAGCTACGATACGAGATGTAAAAGTCATGAAATGGAATATATTCGTGATTGTGAAGTTGAGTTTGTATAAACAAAAATCCCTTTAACGAGGGTTACAAGGAGCTGACACATAATTTATGAGTTTTGCAAAAAGATTAAAAGAGGCGTTGGCGGAAATGCAAATGTCACAAATGGAATTGGCGGCGCAAATCGGAAAGTCTAGGTCCTCCGTCAGTGAATACGTTTCGGGGAAATATGTTCCTAAAAAACCGCTTCAAGAGAAAATAGCCGAGGTGCTTGACTGCACCGTTGAATTTTTAAATTCAACAACGGAAAGAAATGTCGAGTGCGAGGGCGTACGAAACATATCGGTTGCCGAAGCCGCGAAAAGATTAGACAAGCCGGAACAATTTGTCAGGCGTGGTTTGCAACAGGGAACTGCGCCGTTCGGTTATGCGGTTATGGGTCGCGGACAACAATACTCGTATCATATCAGCCCGAAACTGCTAGATGAATATATCGGCGGTGTAGAAGAAGGAACGATAAACGAATTTGAAATCGAGAGCAGTTTAAATGCAGGCTAAAGGCGGTGCACAATGAAAGAAAATAAGGAATATCAAGAATACCTAAAAGACAAAGAATATCAAGAGTATCAAAAATATCTAAAACAAAAAACAAGGGAAACGAACTCAAAAACTATATTGTTTGAAGTTCAAACCACACTGGGACTGATTATTATATATCTTTTATATCTGATTCTGCAGGATAGCGGAATACGAGTGCCTTTGCTCACCGTTCTTTGGGTTGTCCACAGAATCGGTTTACGGAGTAAATAAAGTTCATCAGCGGAAAGGAGAATTACAATGAATAAAACCAGATGTTTAAACAAAAGCATTTCGGAAACTATAGACATGAACGTTGACCCGAAAGAATACGGCAACGATTTTGATGTGATTGAGGTTAAAGAGCATGTTGTTGATGGAGTTCGCCTAAAGTTAGCAATCGCAAATTGCGCAGAAATGCTTGAACGGTGGAAACATCACAATCCGGAAAGCGCATCAGATTGTGACGAGTTACAAAGATGTATCGAAAGTTTTTACGAAAAGTATTTTTCAAATAAATAATGCGGAGGTTTTAAGATGAATTATGAAATATGCGTAGGCATAATCGAAATTATTATGCATGACAGGTTGAACAGCAAGCACAAAGAAAAAGAAACACTTTCAAAGGTGTGTTCTGAAATTTACAGCATTTTCAGACATGACGGCGGATACAAAACTTTTGATAGCAGTACTAAGGATACAAAAGAAGAACTGCAACTTCTTGCGAGATTTATGCGTGATACGACTTTTCACATCACAACAAATGATTTCGGCAATCTTGCTGTAGTGAAGATTGATAAGGCGGATATCATATGAAATCAAAAGAAAAAGCCCCAAACGACTGCAATCGTTAAAGGGCACAAATATAAAAAACTACATTTAAAGATTAACAGAAATAAATAAAAATTTCAAGTAAACCTCCGGGGCGCGGTATGACTTAGGCTCTGTCGCGCTTCCGGTTAAACATATAAGGAGGATATTATGGATATAAACGTAAAAGTTCAAGTTCAAATCAGCCCGGAGAGTGTGGAAATTCTAAAACTATTAACGAGCAGTATCAGGGATTCTGAAAATGTTGGCGGTGAATTAGCAAAAACAGAAAATCGGATTACGGAAGTTTCGACACCCGAACCGAAAGAATCAGTTACAGAAGTGTCAGCGGTTGAAAAACCGGAAGAATCTTTAAAAGAAGAAAGCGAAACAGCGACCGAAGTAACAACATTAGTCCTTGACGATTTGCAAAAACTGGCTGTGGAACTATCCACAAACGGTAAATCGCTACAAATAAAAAGCCTTTTACAAGACAATTTTGAAGTTAAAAAGTTGTCGGATTTAAAACAGATTAACTATGGTGAGTTTTACAAGTTGCTTGAGGAGATGAAATAAATATGGGAGTACACGCACTATTATCGCCGTCGAGTTCCAAGCAATGGCTTAACTGTCCGCCGTCAATTAGGTTTTGCGAAGATATAGCGGAAAAAGACGAAAGTGTTTATGCAAAGGAAGGCACTTTAGCACATACCGTTGCGGAAACTTACTTATTATTCTATTTGGAAAAAATGACTAAACGACAGTTCACTTTTAAAATCAATAAACTTAAAAAAGAAAAATTGTTTAGTGATGAAATGATTGAGCACGCAAAAGGTTATGCGAATTACATCATTGAGGGGTATACAGACACAGATTTATATGCTTTTTATATTGAGAATAAAGTTGACTACTCAACATATGTTCCCGAGGGATTCGGTTTTGTGGATTGCATTTCAATAGTAAATGATACGTTAAAAATTATTGATTATAAGTACGGCAAAGGTGTTCAAGTCGATGCATATGAAAATACTCAATTGATGCTTTACGCACTGGGTGCTTTTTTAGAACTTGGCTTTTTATACGACATCAGAAATGTTGAGATGAGCATTTATCAGCCGAGATTGGATAACATATCGACATTTAAAATGGATATAAACGATTTGCTTTCGTGGGCTGAAAATGAATTAAGCGTAAAAGCAAAACTAGCCTATGAGGGCGCAGGAAGTTTTAAATCTGGTGAGCATTGCAGATGGTGTAAAGCTAAAGGATTTTGCAAGACACGCGCAAAACAAAATATAGATTTATATGAGAATAACAGTAAAAATATAAATCAATTATCTTTTAATGATATCGGCAGTATCTTACCTTTACTTGATGATGTTAAAAGGTGGGTCGAAGATATAAAAGCGTTTGCGCTAAACAGTTTATCAGACGGAAATAAAATTGACGGCTATAAGCTTGTCGAGGGTAGAAGCAACAGAACATATTCATCAGAGAATGACATTATTGAAACGTTAGCAAATGTCGGCTATAAAGATGATGAAATTTTTGAAAAATCGATTTTAGGCATCAGCAAAATGGAAAAACTATTAGGCAAAAAACAATTTAATGAGTTGTTAAGCGATTACATTGTTAAGCCACCGGGAAAACCGACACTCGTGCCGGTATCGGATAAAAGGGAAGAAATTAATACGGCAAGTGATGATTTTAAAGACATCTGTATTTAAAATCACTAAAAATATTTTAATTTAAGGAGAATGATAAATTATGAATGATAATACAATGAGTACAAAAGTTATGGTGTTCGCAAGATTAAGTTACAGCAGTATTTGGAATCCCAGAGGTTTTGACGGACAAGAGGAAAAATACTCCGCAAGCCTTATACTGCCTAAAGATTATGATACCTTAAAAGAGTGGATTAACAACGATGTTTATGCTGAAAAGTTTAAAAAACAGAATGACAGTATCAAAAAAGCAATTGAAAACGCGAAAAAATTAAATGCCGATAAATTTGGCGGCAAAATTCCGGCTCCGTCTAATCTGAAAACACCTTTGAGAGATGGCGACACAGATAGAGAAGATGACGGGAATTATAATAACTGCTATTTCATAAATGCGTCAAGCAAGAAAAAACCGCAAATAGTAGATATTTATAAAAAACCTATAACTAACGAAGATGACGTATATTCCGGCTGTTACATTTTAGCAACAATTAATTTCTATGCCTATAACGTAAGCGGGAATAAAGGAATAGCCGCAGGTCTTAACAACATATTAAAATGGGCTGACGGTGAGTACTTAGGCGGTAATGTAAATGCAGAATCGGATTTCGCGGATATTGAAGTTGACGGCGCGCTCGATTTTATAAATTAGGCGGTGCTTTATGAAATTGTGTATCGATATTGAAACATATTCGGATATCGATATCAAAAATGCGGGGGTTCACAAATATGTGGACACCCCAAATTTTGAAATATTGCTTTTCGGATATGTTTACAATGATGAAGATATTAAAGTTGTTGATTTGGCAAGCGGTGAAAAACTACCGGAGAAAGTTTTAAATGATTTAGTGAATCCCAATGTAGTAAAAACGGCATTTAACGCATCATTTGAAATGACCTGTATTTCCCGCTTTTTTAATTTAAATTTAAACCCCGATGAATGGGAGTGTACTATGGTTTATGCCTATTATATCGGTCTTTCGGGCGGTTTGGGTAGTGTTGCGAAAGCCTTGGGGTTAGATGAAGAGAAAGACGCGACCGGAAACCGATTAATTTCTTATTTTTCAAAACCGTGTAAACCAACAAAGGTCAATGGACTTAGAACGAAAAATTTACCCATGCATGACACCGAAAAATGGGAAATGTTCAAAGAGTATTGTAAACAAGATGTTGTTGTTGAGCGAGAAATAAGAAAAAAACTGGAATCAGTATATACGATTCCGGAATTTGAGAGGGCTCTGTGGAGTTTAGATTACAAGATAAATAACCATGGTGTCAGAATAAATAAAAAATTCGTTGATTATATCGTTGATTATGCTGAAGAATATTCGCTTATAGTCGCAACCGCATTAAAAGATATATCAAACCTTGAGAACACAAAATCTAATAAGCAAATCAGAGATTGGATTGAAAGTATTGAGGGATTTGAAGTTTCCAGTATCGCTAAAGGTGAAATTGATAATCTAATTTCTAAGTGTAAGAATCCAAAGACTATAAATTTTTTGAATCTTTATAAGCAGAGCAATAAAACCAGTATCGCAAAATATCAAGCTATGATAAACGGCGTTTGCGATGACGGCGTAATTAAAGGATTATTTCAGTTTTACGGTGCAAGAACCGGAAGATGGGCGGGACGCAGGGTTCAGCTCCACAATCTTCCGCGCAATAATATGGAATATCTTGATGATGCGAGAAACTACATTATGAATAAAGACTTCACCGCTATAGAAATGATTTTTGATAATCCCACGGAAGTTTTGTCAGAACTTATCAGAACCGCTTTTGAAGCACATGACGGATATAAATATTTAATATCTGACTTTAGCGCAATTGAAGCAAGAATTATTGCGTGGTTAAGCGGTGAGAATTGGCGTTTAGATGTTTTCAAAACACACGGAAAAATATACGAAGCGTCAGCAAGCCAGATGTTTAACATTCCTATTGAAGCGATAACAAAAGGCTCGGAGTTAAGGCAAAAAGGTAAAATCGCAGAACTGGCTTTAGGTTATCAAGGCTCGGTCGGCGCGCTAAAACAGATGGGTGCTGTGGAGATGGGTTTGAAAGAAAGTGAACTCCAAGACTTAGTTGATTCATGGAGATTGAGCAATCCTTCAATCGTTAGGCTTTGGTATTTGGTCGGTAATTCAGCGTTACATGTTATTCGAGAAAGAACGTTTTGTAAAGTTAATAATTATTTAAGCATTTATTATAAGAGTGGAAACCTATACATCAAATTACCATCAAAAAGGGAACTCTGCTATTACGATGCAAAAATAACTAAAGGAAAAAAATTTAATAATGATGTTATTGAATTTAAAGACGGAAAAGGCAAATCCGAAACCTACGGCGGTAAATTGGTTGAAAATATTGTACAAGCGGTTGCAAGGGATTGTTTGGCGGTTGCCATGATGAGATTTGATAATCTCGGATATAAGATTGTCATGCATGTACACGATGAAATTATTTTAGAAGTGCCGGAAGATGAAAATCATCTAGATACCGTTAATGAAGTTATGGCAAAGCCAATCAGTTGGGCGAAAGACTTGCCTTTAAAGGGCGATAGCTACGAAAGTAAATATTATGTTAAGGATTAAGTGTAAAGTGAACTTAGCATACCTAAAATAGTCTTTAGCATATCAAATTATGCGCCTTTAGCATAGTTAGCATACCTAAAAAGTATGCTGACGCATGCTTGATTATATATTTTTAAGCATGCTAAACGGCACGTTTTAACCATGCTAAATATGCTAAATTGTATGTTTTAAGTATGCTAAATGCTATTTTAACCATGCTAAATATTTTGAAGTTTCGGAAGAAGAAAGACTTTAAAGGGTGGTAGTTATGAACGTACGTACTATATCAAAAATTGATAGGGAAATAAAAATATCTATCGGAAAAAGCAGAAAAGAAACATCATGGCAAAATAAAAAAATATCATGGAGCGAATTTGTAAAGAAATTGAGCAAGACACAAAGAACCGTTGAAACATACAGCGAATATTTAAGTTTTCCTAAAGCCCGACAAGATGAAATTAAAGACGTCGGGGGTTTTGTAGGCGGAACTTTAACGGGTGGAAAGAGAAGTTATAACAGCGTTACAGAACGTCATTTAATAACACTCGATGCCGACTTCGGTGATTTGGGCTTATGGGATATTTTCGTGGATAAATATAACTGCGCCGGGGTTTTATATACAACACATAAACATTGTAAAAAGACACCGCGCTATAGGCTCGTAATTCCCTTGGTTGAGCCTGTTTCAAAAGAAGAATATGAAGCTATAGCCAGATATGTCGCTAATGATTTGGACATAAACGCTTTCGATGATACAACATATCAACCCGAAAGACTTATGTACTGGGCGTCTACATCATGTGACGGCGAATATGTTTTTAAAGAAAATAAAGGTATATTTCTAAACGGCAAAGAAGTTCTCACCCAATATGACGATTGGCAAAATATATCTAACTGGGCGAGAAGTGACAGAACATTAAATCTAGTTCAAAGAAATATTAAAAAACAGGGAAACCCGCTTGAAAAGCCTTATTGGATTGGTGCGTTTTGCAATACTTACGGCATCACCGATGTAATAAACACTTTTTTAAGTGATATTTACACTCCTTGTGATGATAACAGATACACATATGCCGAGGGTAGTACAACAGGCGGTTTGATTATATATGACGATTTATTCGCATACAGTCACCACGGCACAGACCCGATATCAAGCAAACTGTGTAATGCTTTTGACCTCGTGCGGATTCATAAATTCAGGCATTTAGATGATGAATCGCATGTAAAAACTAACATTGACAAATTGCCGTCATTTAAAGCTATGTCGGAATTTTGCGCAAACGATAAAAATACTACGGAAATATTGTCTAAATTAAAGCTTAAAGAAATCGTTGATGATTTTGACGATGTTAATTTCGCATGGCTTCATAAACTTGAGTACACTCTGAAAGGTGAGATAAAAAACACTATAGAGAATGCTCATATAGTCATATTAAACGACCCTGTGCTAAAAGACAAATTCGGATTTAATGAGTTCAGCAGACGTGCATCAATAACGGGATTACTTCCTTGGAGTAAGACCTGCGATTCCTGCGGAGTGCTAGCTGATGCGGACATTGATAACCTATACCGCTATATAGAAAGGCACTATAAAATATCAAACCTTACTAAAATCAAAAAGGGTTTGAATACGGCACTACAAGAAAACTCTTTTAACCCGGTTAAGGATTATATTAATGGTGTTAAATGGGATAGTGTAGGTAGGTTGGACACATTGTTTATTGATTATCTCGGCGCGGAAGATACAGAACTGAACAGGGCGATTACAAGAAAGACTTTAGTTGCCGCGGTTAACAGAATATTTAAACCGGGGTGCAAATTTGACTACGTTTTAATTTTAGCCGGTTCTCAAGGTATCGGAAAATCAACAATAATTAAAAAGCTAGGGCGTGATTGGTTTTCCGACAGCTTAGACAGTGTGACCGGAAAAGACGCATACGAGCAAATTCAAGGGGTTTGGATTCTGGAACTCGGGGAGTTGGCAGGCTTGAAAAGAAGTGAAATGAATCAGATAAAACACTTCATTTCCAAACAGGAAGATATGTACAGAGTAGCTTATGGCGAAGTGACTTCAAACTTCCCGCGCCAATGCATATTCATCGGAACAACCAATGATTATGATTTTTTAAAAGACCCAACAGGCAATCGAAGATTCTGGCCGCTTGATGTAGGAGTTGAAAAGCCTAAAAAAAGCGTGTTTGCAGATTTAACAGACGATGTTATAAATCAAATCTGGGCTGAGGCTGTGGAGCATTATAAAAAAGGTGAAACTATTCATCTTGAGGGGCATTTAGTAGAGAAAATATCTGAAATACAGGAAGAGCACCGATTGACTGATGAAAAAGAGGGGATAATCGTTAATTTTCTTGATTTAGAGTTGCCTGTGGATTGGGATAACATGGACATTATCGACAGGCGTAACTTCATACACAACAAAGATTACAGAAAAGAAACGTTGGAACGGTGCAAAAATATAACATTTGTTCGAGATAAGATATGCATACCGGAAATATGGTGTGAGCTATTCAAGCTTGAATTTAAGGATTTAACACCTTGGAAAACGCGGGAGTTCGCGAATATCCTAAGAAACATACCTACTTTTGAGGAGAAAAAGGATGGGGATATGGGCAGACAGAGGTTTAAAATTTATGGCAGGCAGAAAACTTTTGTCAGAAAATCAGATAATCATGGTGTACCATTATAAAAACGTTGTTTTTTAGGCGTTTTGACAACATCTGTACCACTATACACCATTATAAAAAAATATATTGGTACGACTGAAACTTAGTAAATTAGGGCTATATAGCTATACTGTACCACTAAAACCATTATAAATTATATAAAAAGTTAAATATTGATTTAGCATATATATTACAAAAGTGCAAATATAAAAATATATGCTAAACGGTGCTTTTATAGTTTTGAAACTTATAATGGTACATGGTGTGATGGTACAAAATAGCTAAAAGCCTTATAAAATCAACATTTTAAGCCGTACCACATATAAATAAAAACATGTTGATTGTACCATCATAACACCAAAACCCCACAAAATCAGCATTTTAATGGTGGTCACATACAGAAAGGATTGATAATCATAGCAGAGGAAAGCAAGTTAGAAAGAAAACTAAAGCGAAGAATTGAGGAATTGGGCGGAATGTGCATTAAAACAAATCCGCAATACTATAAAGGTTTTCCCGATAGATTAGTTATTATGCCTAACGGCTTAACATATTACGTTGAATTAAAAAGTTCTACCGGAGTTTTATCCAAAGCGCAAATATCGGTCATAGATAAACTGCGGATAAATTTAAATCAAAGAGTATATGTGATAACGAATTATGAACAACTCATTGAGTTGGTTTTGATTTTGAGAGGTGAAACAAATGGAATTTAACCCATACCCGTATCAAAAACAGGCGATAAACCATATTTTAGACAACCCGTATTCCGGATTATTTCTGGATATGGGTTTAGGAAAAACAGTAACAACGCTGACAGCAATTAACGATTTGCTGTATGATTACTTTGATATTTCAAAAGTTTTAATCATAGCACCTTTACGGGTTGCAAAATATACTTGGTCTGATGAACTTGTAAAATGGGAGCATATAAGTCATTTAAAAATAGTTAAGGTTTTAGGAACGGCGAAGCAGAGGGAAAAGGCTTTAAGAGAAAAATCCCAAATATACATCACCAACAGAGAAAATATAACATGGCTCGTTAATTATTACGGCTCTGACTTCCCTTTTGACATGGTGGTGATTGATGAACTGTCAAGCTTTAAAGATTCAAAGACTAGCAGATTTAAGGCATTAAGGAAAGTAAGAGCAAAGGTTAAAAGAGTTGTCGGACTTACAGGCACGCCCGCTCCTAACGGTTTAATGAATTTATGGACGCAGTTATATTTACTCGATAGGGGCGAAAGGCTTGAGCAAACGCTCACCCGATATAGGAATAAATATTTTAAACCGGGCAGGAGAAACGGTCATATAATCTATGATTACGTTTTACTGCCCGAAGCGGATAATAAAATTTATGACAAAATCGGGGATATATGCATCAGTATGAAAAGTGAGGACTACATCGATTTACCTGAAAGAATAAATAATTATATTAAAATTGAAATGCCGGACGGCATAAGAAAGCAATATAAAGAGTTTGAAAAGCATCAAATATTATCAATTGTAGATGATGTTGAATTTTCATCGGTCAATGCAACGGCACTATCCAATAAATTAGCGCAGTTTTCAAACGGTGCGGTTTATTATGACGGTGAACAGCATAAAGGCTACCACGAAGCCCACAAGCTAAAATTAGATGCGTTAAGTGATATTGTTAATGATTCCAACGGTAAAAGTATTTTGGTGTTTTATAACTATATACACGACAAAGAAAGAATATTGGGTTATTTCAAGAATCACAACATCGAAACTTTGGGAGATGAAAGTATAGCGAAATGGAATAACAGCGAAATTGAAATTCTGTTAGCGCACCCCGCGAGTTGCGGACACGGTTTAAATCTTCAATACGGTGGAAACATTATCGTCTGGTTCGGCTTAACTTGGAGTTTGGAGTTATACCAACAGGCGTGTGCAAGACTTTACAGACAAGGGCAAAAAGAAAGTGTGGTAATTCATCATTTAATTTTAAAAGACACTATTGATGAAGATATTATAAAAGCGATTGAGTGTAAAGGTGTTGGGCAGGAATTGCTTTTGAACGCTGTTAAAGCGATTATCGATAAGTATAAATAAAACAAAAAAGCCCCTGCCGCTAATAAACCGACAAAAGCCCTTTGAAAACACAACTAACAGCATTATAACATATTTTTTGGAGGGTGGTATTGTTGGATAACATAAAAGAATATCTCAGTCAAATATATTATCTTGATAAAATGATAGATGCGAAAATAAAACAAAGCGAAAGATTTAAAGAACTCGCGTTAAGGGTAGCACTTGTTTTAACTCAAGATAAAGTTTCGGGTGGCGCGTTGAATCCGGATAAAACATCAAATTATATATGTACATGGATTGACCTTGATAAAGAAATAAGCGAGGACATTGACAGGTTGATTGACTTAAAGAAAGAAATCGAAGCGGTAATTAACAGAGTGTCAAATCCCAGATATAAATTATTACTTACATTGAGGTACATTAATTGTATGAAATGGGAAGAGATAGCCGAGGAAATGAACTATTCGAGTTTACGTTGGTTACACCAATTGCATAAAAAAGCATTATACAGCACTAAAAAGCATTGAACAGCACTATCGAAATGTGTTTTAATATATAAGTCAGAGATGGCACAATATAGGTAAACAGATACTCCTTTGCAGACAAAAGGCGTCTTGCGCGAATAAAACGTGCGGGGCGTTTTTTATTTTAAAATTAAAAGAAATGCGGTGGGATTGTATGAATAAAACAAAAACAGTAGGGGTTAGAGTGGCTTTAAAAAATAATATTTATAGAGATTATTTAGGCGGCACAAGTTGGACATCGACCACAGAACTGATTAATGTAAAAAGAGATAACGAAGATGGCACGACTGATACTTTGGCACATATACCTATTGGCAATGTTCTTTATGTTGAATTTATATGGGAAGAAAAAACAGAACGATGAAAATTAAAAACTTTTATAAAGCAAAAAGATGGAAAAGAATCAGAAATATAGCATTAAAGCGGGATAGCTACTTGTGTCAAGACAACGTGCGATACGGCAAAAGAATCGAAGCGAATTACGTTCATCACATAATACCGTTAGATATATGTTTAATCGAAAATAAAGCGTTAGCTTACGATTTAAAGAATCTTATATCTTTATCCGGAACAGCGCACGACAAATTACACGACAGAGTAAACGACAAATTGACGGAAGCGGGAAAGCAATTGTTAATCAAGACTTTTAAAAGTTACGGCAGAGAAATAATTAATAAGTACAACTTGTAACCCCCCCACCTCGGCGAATCTGTGGCGACCGCTTGGGGGAACGGTAGGGGGCGGCATTTCCAATTATGCGAGTTTTTTTCAAAGGGGGGTGTGCTTTGTTAGAATACGAAAAAATCAAAAAAAAATATATCAGAAAAATAATAAAAAATATGAAACAATTGGGAGTGCACAAACCCGAATTTGAAAATATGATAAGCGTTTACGCGGATATACTTTTTCAGTATGATTATTTTTTAGAACGATTCGTACAAGGCGGCTGTCAAATCACGGAAGAACACACAAATAAAGCCGGGGCAACAAACGAGAAAAAAACAAGTTTATATACCGCCCTCGAAAGTTTAAGAAAAGATATCGCATCATATTCGGATAAACTCGGGCTGAATCCGAAAGCGTTCGATAAACTTGATATCACGGAAGAAAAAGAATCTACTCTTGAACAGGCTCTTAAAAAATTAGGTAAATAAAATATGAGCGAAAGCAAAAATCATGATGTCGTAATGAAATACGTTAACAGCATCGTTGACGGTAAAAAAATAGCTTGTATCGAAACAAGAGAAGCCTGTGTCAGATTCTTAAATGACTTAAAAAATGAAAAATACACTTTCGATATTGGTGATGCGGATTTTGTTATAGATATTATTGAAACAACTTTGGTTCATACCAAAGGCGAAAAACTCGACGGAACGCCGTTAATGAAAACGCCGTTATTATTAGAGCCGTGGCAGAAATTTATTATATATAATCTTTTGGGATTTTTTAATAAAGGTACTATTATCAGAAGATTTACGGAAGCGTTTATATATATCCCGAGAAAAAACGGGAAAACAACTTTTATAGCGGCGTTGTCGTGGGGTTTGGCGTTGCTGTACAGAAAGTCCGGTTCTTCCGTTTATATAACATCTGCGGCATTGACGCAATCAAAGCAAAGTTTTAATTTTCTTTTGTACAACCTAAAGCATATGAAAGAAATCAAAAGCTTTAGAATTTTAAATAATAACCAAGAGTGTAGTATCGAGGGTTCAAAACTCGGCGGCGACATTTATATCCGTGCTTTGGCGGCTAATCCGGACACGCAAGACAGTTTGAATTGTAATATCGGTATAGCGGACGAAATTCACGCATATAAAAAGCCGAAACAATACAACATTATTAAAGAAGCGATGAAAGCTTATTCAAATAAATTGATGATAGGCATCACCACCGCGGGCGATAATGTAAATAGTTTTTGCTACAATCGTTTGACATATTGCCAAAAGGTTTTAAACGGCACTGTTTCAGATGAAAGTATGTTTATTTTTATCACCAAAGCGGACGAAATCAAAGACGATAACGGCTTGATTAAAAAAGGCGACATTGATTATACAAACCCTATTGAGCATGAAAAAGCAAATCCGAATTACGGTGTCAGTATTCGTTCGGAGGATATTTTATCAGACGCAATACAAGCGCAGAACGACCCGCAACAGAGGAAAGATTTTTTAGCGAAAAGCCTTAACATTTATACATCAAGTTTGAAAGCATACTTTGATGCTAAAGAATTTATTTATTCAGATGAAAAATACAATTGGACTATAAAAGATTTAGCAAAATTAAAAATCGAGTGGTACGGCGGCGCGGATTTATCCAAGATGCATGATTTAACCGCCGCCGCGCTGTATGGCAATTATAACGGCGTTGATATTGTCATTACACATGGTTGGTTTCCTGTTATTTATGCACACAATAAAGCTGACGAGGACGCAATCCCGTTGTTCGGTTGGTTAGATTCCGGACAATTAACGCTGACAAACACACCGACAACAAATTATTCGGACGTTGTTAAATGGTTTTGCGATATGCGAAAACTCGGCTTTAAGATTCCCGAAATCAGTTTTGATAAAAAATTCGGGCGCGAATTTGTAACCGAAATGAAAGCGAATAATTTTAGAGTAGTAGACCAACCGCAATATTTTTATGTAAAAAGTGAGGGTTTCAGAAGAATTGAAAAACAAGCCAAAGACGGAAAGTTTTATTATTTATCGTCAGAGGCTTTTTTGTATTGTTTACAAAATGTTCGCGCGATTGAAAAGACGGACGACATGATTCAATATGAAAAAACAGAACCGAATATGAGGATAGATTATTTTGATGCGGCAGTTTTCGCTTGTATTACAATGCTGAATCATCTTGAAAGAAAAGGAAAGGCGAGAAGTTGGGTTGATGAATAACAATATTATAGATGAAATAAAACAAATTGATATCGGTAGCAGATGCAGGCACAGGACATTCAGAAATGTTCTTGTTATTACTTTAAAAGACCGCTATAAAGATGATGAATTAGCGGAAAAGATTTTAAGTTTGCATGAAAATATTATAAATGACCGCGAGTTTCGGCTTGCGGTACGAAAAGAGGTGAAACTTATTGAAAATAAAAATCAGAAGCCCAATTGTTCTTGAAAAAAATAATAAACGTTCCGAAAATAATCTTTTGCGTGATGCTTTCCTCGGTCTTTATGATGGTCTTATGTGTCCTGTCGGATATGTAAAATTATCAGACTGTCCGGAGATTCAAACCGCCGCCAACCGTATAGCGGAATTAATATCATCAATGACTATTCATTTACTGGAAAACAGCGATTTAGGCGATAAGCGGATTACAAACGCCCTTAGCCGAAAAATCGATATTGAGCCGAACCGATACACCAATCACAAAGAATTTTATTTCGCTATCGTGAAAAATATGTTGTTGGGAAACGGGAATAGTATTGTTTATCCCAAGATGAAAAACGGCTACATCGAAGATTTAATACCTTTTGAAATGCCGTCGGTTTCGTTAATCGAAGATGGTTACGGCTATTATGTAAGTTATAAAGGCGTTAATTACAAACATGATGAAGTTTTGCATTTTCGGGCGAATGTAAACGAAAATAAACCGTGGCTCGGTCAAGGCTATAAGCTTTTATTAAAGGATATCGCAACGAATTTAAAGCAGGGCGAAACAACGAAGCGTAAAATTTTAGAATCGCCGAAGCCCTCTATAGTCGTCAAAGTCGATGCGTTGACGGAAGAATTTGCTTCCGCCAAGGGTAGAGAAAAACTTGCCGAACAGTATTTATCATCGAGCGAAACGGGTAAACCGTGGCTTGTTCCTGCCGATTTAGTAGATGTTGTTCCGATTTCGACACTTTCGTTAAAAGATGTTGCGATTAATGAAACGCTATCTTTGGATAAGCGGGCGGCGGCATCTATTTTCGGAGTACCACCTTATCTTGTGGGTGTCGGAGAATTTAACAAAAACGAATTTAACAACTTTATTGACTTGATAATATTGCCGATAGCGAAAACCATCGAGCAGGAATTATCACGAAAACTACTTATAAGCGAAAATTTATTTTTTAAGTTTAATTCACGAAGCTTAAAATCTTACAACTTGTCCGAGTTGGTTTCCGCCGGGGCAGAAATGGTCGACCGTGTGGCTTTGAGCCGCAACGAGTGGCGCGAGTGGTTAGGGTTGCCGCCGAATGAGGACATGCAGGAATTGATTGCGTTGGAAAATTATATTCCGTCCGAGCAACTGGGGAAACAGAAAAAGTTAGTCGGCAACGATGAAGATAACGAAGATGACAACGACGAAAAAAAATTAAGCGGAGGTGATAACGATGATGATGAATGAAAACGGCAGAGATTATCAAGCAAGTTTTATAACACGAGAAGAGGGCGACAAAAAATATATTGAGGGTTACTTTGTAAGGTTCGATGACAAATACGAACTATGGGGCGACTGCTACGAAACCATTGCGCCAAACGCTTTTGATGAAACCTTAAACAAAGATATTGTCAGCCTTTGGAATCATGACAGTAATTATCCGCTCGGAAGAACGACAAACGGAACGTTAACTTTAAGGGTTGATAATTCCGGATTATTCGGAAAAGTGGAAATAAACGAAAATGATTCTTTTGCCAAAGATGCATACGAAAGAATAAAACGCGGAGACGTGAAACAATGTTCTTTCGGTTTTAGGATTTTAAGCGAAGAATATATTCAACACGACAACGGAGAAACAGAATATCGGATTACAAAAGTTGACCTTTGGGAAGTTTCGCCCGTAACTTTTCCCGCTTATAAAAGCACCACCATATCGGCAAGAAAAGAAGATTTAAAAGCAAGGGAATCACAACACCTTGAAACTATGAAAAATAAATCAAAAGAAAGGATTGATAACATTGTTAAAGGCTTTGAAACTGAATAATGAATTAAGAATTTTAAGAGAAGAACTCAAAACGCTACACGATAGCGAGGGTTCTTTTTTGGTTAGGTCGGAAGCGTTAAAAGTAAGTCTTGAGGAGTGCAAAACGGGTGAAGATATCGAACTCGTGAACAGAGAAATAGAACTTTTTGAAACCGAAAAAGGCGACCTTGATACCAAAATCGGCGATTTGGAAACAAAAATTTCCGAAAGAGAAACGGAGTTGGGCGATTTGGAAGCGAAAGCACCGAAAGAGCCCGTAAAAAAAGTTGAAAGAAAATTTGAAGAAAAAGCGGAGGGCGAAGAGTTGAGAATCGGACACGTAACAAATGATTTAAGAACGAGAAGTAATCCTTTTAAACAATCAAGGAATGAAAGAAAATCTTACTTACAAAGGGAAGAGGTCAAAGATTTTTATGAAAAAGTTTTTGAGTTGTCGCAATCATCAAGTAAGCGCGGTGTTAATAATGTTGAAATCGGGATTCCCGAAATTACAATGGGGTTAATCCGAGACAGCATTGACGATTTCTCGCAAATTCTTAAATATGTTAATTACAGATATTTAAAAGGCGACGGCAGAGCCATTATTGCGGGCGCGATTCCGGAAGCTGTTTGGACGGCGGTATGCGGCAAAATTAACGAGTTGGAAATTGATTTCTCCGACATGAATATTTATTGTCATAAAGTCGCGGGATATATTCCTGTTTGTAATGCAAATCTTAAAGATTTCGACATCAGCGGAATATCTTCTTTAGCCGCGGAAATCGAATATAACCTTTTAAAGGGCATCGGCTTGGCATTGGACAAAGCTATCATTTACGGCGACGGTATCAATATGCCTTGCGGGTTTGTTTCGAGTTTGGCAATGACTAAAAACCCGGTGAAATCCGATGAACCTTGGAAAGATTTAACGCCTAAGAACGTACAGAAAGTTACGGGAACAGATGTAAAATTATTTAAAAACATTATGAAAGCCGTTTCCGCATCTAAAAAACATACGGCAACAAGCAGACGTGTTTTTATAATGAACGAAACAACATGGGACAGCATCATCGCGCCGGAATCATTGGCGATTAACGCGGCGGGTACCATAGTCGCGGCGGCTAATAATACATTCCCCGTTATCGGCGGCGATATTATATTTTTAAGTTTTATTCCGGACGGTGATATCGTCGGCGGATATTTGGAAAATTATATTTTAGCTGAGAGAGAGGGAATCAACCTCGCCATGAGTGAACATGTTTTCTTCTTGGAAGATAATACGGTTTTCAAAGCTATCGCAAGATTTGACGGCGCACCCGTAACACCTTACAGAGACAGCTTTTTCGCGATTAACGTTGAAAATAAAGAGCCGACGTTAACAGCGGACTTTGCACCGGATAAAGCGAACGAAGTTGAACCGGAAGAAACTCCTTGATGATAAAAAAGTGGTATGTGAAGAAATTGCACATACCGCTCAATATGGTCTGTTAGGTGGTGAGCGATATGGATTTGAGCAGTCTGTTACAAATATTTAAAGATAAACTCGGAATAACATCTGATGTACGAGATAAATATTTAAAAAATATTTTAAAGTCTGTTATAGATGAATTGGAAAAAGAAAAGGGCATCAAGATTGACGAAACAAATATGAGCCATACAATGTTTATCATTGATTATGCGGCGTTTTATTATGAAAGCGGAATTAAAAAAACCGTTTCAAATAATGATGCAAACAATAAGATGCCGCGCCATCTGCAATTTAGGCTGAACAATCTTTTTATAAAAAGCGGGATTGATAAAGAATGAATTATAATGACGAGTTAATTTTATTAAAAAAGGCTTTTACGACTGATAATATCGGCAACCATGTCGAAGATATCACCGAAACCAAAATTTTATGCAAAGTGAAAAGCGTTTCGGGCAATGAATTTTATAAAGCTTCACAATCTAATCTGAAACCGGAAAAAATTTTTATAATACATTCTTTTGAGTATGACGACCAAACCGAAGTTATTTTTTGTGATAAAAATTATTCGGTCATCAGAAGTTATGTTATCAGTTCCGATGAAATCGAATTAGTTTGCGAGAGGAAAGTTAAAAATGTCTGATATCGACAATCTGGCAAGTGAAATCGCCAAAACTTTGGCGGCTTACGGTGATAATGTCTTTGATGAAATGCTTGAAGTTGTGGAAGAGGTTTCAAAAGACACAACCGAACAACTTAAAACAAGCGGGGATTATAAAGACCACCGGGGCAAATATCGAAAAGGTTTCAGCGTAAAAAAAGAAGTTAAATACAGAGTTGCCAAGTACACGGTCAAAAATAAAGAATATCGGTTAACTCACCTTTTGGAAAAAGGTCATGCCGTTAACGGCGGGTCCGGAAGAACGC